CGGGACCGCGCTTGTTGGGATGATCGGCACCCACGACGGCCAGCGACAGTCGCTTCATCCCCCAGCGACCATCAATGCCGTCGGGCGGACCAGATCACGCGGCCCAATATCCGCACGTCCTCGACCGGATATTCATGGCTGCCAACGGTGGGGTTGTCGGAGATGACCAGCACGCGATCAGCGGAAACCCGCCGGAGACGCTTCACGGCACCCTGGCCATAGATGCTGATCGCCCAAATCTTGTCCATAGCATTCAACACGGTCTGTGTGGTGTCGAAGATCACCATGTCCTCGTTGAGCAGGGTCGGCATCATGCTGTCACCCACGCCCTGCCCGACGATCAGGCGATAGGCTGGCGCCCGACTGATGCGCCGGAGTAAGGCTGCGTCAAATTCGAAAACGCCTTCCTCATAATAATCTTCCAGCGTCGTCCCGTCGCCCATGGATAAGCTGAGATCAAGATGTCGGAGCGGAACCGATCCGTCCTCGGACTTGAGGATTGGCTGGATGTCCGACTGCGCGCGCGGCATTTCGGATAGCGTCGACTCCTGCTGTTCCAGCCAGTCACGAGCAGCCAGCAACTCAGGACCTTTGAACTGACGCTCGCCGATCTTCGTTTTGGAGAGCTTATTTTCCTCTATGCCGATCGCAGCCGCCAAGTGCCGCTGCTTCAGCCCGAGAGCTTCAAGACGACGAAAAACGTCTGCGGTTTCGGGGCGGAGCGTGGCGTAAGGGTCCATGCGGCTATTGAGCCTGCGCTTCCGACTATCGCAATCGCGATTATCGCAAGTTTCCTCTTGCGATAAACTTCCGATTATCGCATATGTCGGCGCATGAGCACTGAAGCTGACATGATCATCGACGGGCTGGGCGGCACGAGTGCCGTCGCCAAGCTGATGAGCGCGCCAATTTCCACGGTCCATAGCTGGCGGAAAAACGGCATACCTCCATCGCGTCTTGCGCATTTGAAGTTGGTGGCAGCAGCCGAAAAGCTGCGGTGGCCTCTCCATATCGCCACTGGTGATGCCGCGTCATCCGGTAAACCCAACGACTTTACCGCAGCGCAGCAGAGCGAGGCGGCCTGATGTCGCGAAGCGCCACCCTCTCCCCCGACCAACAGTCGCTGAAGGCCGCGTTCAAGGCGCTGGCCAAGGCGTTTGGCGGGCAAGTCGCGGTTGAGGCCGAAACCGGCGTCCGGCAGCAGGAAATCAGCGATTTCGGTCTGCCCAACGTCGCGCGGTTCGCGCCGATCGACCTGATCGACCATCTGGAGGATTGCACGCATGGCGCCGCCGGATGGCCGCACATCACCAGCTGGCTATGTCGCCGGCGCGGCGGCGTGTTCGTGCCGTTGCCGCAGGGGTCGAACGATGCCGACGGGATGATGCGCACGGTCGCCGAGATGGCTGCCGAGTTTGGCGACGTGTCGCGGGCGGTCGCCGATGCGGTGTGTCCCAACGGCCCGGATGGCGAGGAAGTCAATCCGACCGAAGCGCGCCTGGCGCTCGATGCGCTCGACGATCTGGACCGGGTGTCGGCGCAGCTGCGCCTGAAATTAATCGAAAAGTTGAAGGGAGAGACGGCATGATCGACCTATCGGGTTTCCGCCCGTTCAGCCTGCGCGCGTTCGACAGCGCATTGACGCCGGGCATCCATGGCCCCGAGCAGCTGATCGTCGCATGCCAGATCAAGCATCTGGGCTTCGTCGACGGGCATCCGTCGAGCGAAGGCGCGCGGGCGCTGGCGGCATGGCTGCTGGCGCATCGCGAGACGATCGACGCCGTGCCGCGCGCGGGCGGCCATGTGCTGAATAGCGGATCGACGATCGAGCGCATCCTTGCCGGCGACATCGTGCCGGAAGAGGCGTTCGCGGCGGAGGTCGCGCGGATGACCGAGGGCGCGGTGCTGCCCGAGATGTTCGAGCGGGCCGCGCCTGCATATGAGACACCGGACGCGGACGGGGTGACGCCCCCCTGCCCCCAAGCGGACGGGAAGGCGCCGGAGGCGGAGGCGGTTATCCCCTGTTCGCTTCCGTGTCCGGCGCCTTCATCGCATCAGGCGCTCCCCGAAATGGGCGGCCTGGGCGGGGCGTTGCCACCGGGGCGGCTGTTTGTGCCGATCGCGGACAGCCGCTTTGGCGAAGGCTTCGTCCTGACCGGGTGCGGCATCGCGCTGAACCTTGACGAAAGCACGGCGGCGGCGATGCGCGCGGCGATCGACGCGGGGCTGGATCATCTGCGCGCGCGGCGTGGTGCGACCGTGGCGAAGGCGGGCGACAATTTGCGGCAGGTGGCGGCATGATGGTGCGCAAAACCATGGTGGCCGCCTGGCTCAAGACGGCAAAAGCGGGCGAGACGATCGTCTATGCCCGCGCGACGTTTCTGCCGGTGCGGTCGGAGGTCGCGGCGATGCTGCGCGAGGCGGCCGAACATGGGCATGTCGTGCTGTATCGCGAGCGCCGCATGCATGGGCCGGGGGAAGAGAATTTCCGCTATGTCGCCAAGCGCACGGCCAAGCCGCTGCCGGGGCAGGTGTATATGGTGCGGGAGGTCCCGCCCCTGCCCGCCGCCAAGCCGCAGGACAAGCGCTTCAACGGCACGGCCGCCTTGCAGCGGGACATCGCGCCGCAGGTGCGCGGGCTGATGGCCGAGGGCGTGCGCAGCGGATCCGCGATCGCACGCGCGCTGGGGCTCTATAGCGCGCAGCCGGTCTACAGACTGATTCGGAAGATGGATGCTGAAAGGATGGCGGCATGAGGGATTTCACGCCCACGGCCGAGCAGATCAGCCTGCATGGGCTGGGCTTCATCCAAGTGAAGCTGCCCGCCAATCGCCGCCTGCATGTCTGGCATCCTGATTTGCCGCGCCGGTCCTGCTATGCCTGGTCGGCGATCCATAATCACCGCTTCGCCTTTCGATCGTCGGTGCTGATCGGTCAGCAGATGAACCGCCGGTTCGTCGTCGCTGCGCAGGCCGACGGGTCGCATGATCGCATTTCCCATGACGGGCCGCGCAGCGACAAGGGCGGGCGTCTGTCCTATGTTGCCGAGCGGGTGGCCGTATGGCCAAGCGCGATCGAGCGTTACGGCCCCGGCGACAGCTATGTCATGCAGCCGCTGGATTATCATGACACGCCCAATAGCGGCATCGTCGTCACGCTGATGGAAAAGCTGCGCGAGGGCGAGGTTCATGCGTCCTCGCTGATCGAACATGGGCGTGAATTCGATCAGGGATTCGACCGGTTCCAGCTGGACGCCGATGCCCTGTGGGCTTTCGTGGTCGACGCGCTGAAGCATGGCGGCGGCGTGGATGCCGCGCGGGTGATGGCGGCATGAGCGACTGGCAAGTCGGTGCGATCATGATCGCGACGCCTTCGGGCAAAGAGCCTTTGCCGGGATGGCTTAATCCGCCTTTCGGCCTGGAATGGGGCATCGACAGCGTATCGGGGGCTCCGGTGTGGATCGTTCATCACCTTCCCACTGGATACAGCCTCATGGCGGTCGACCACGAAATCGGCGACGTGCTCCAGCTGGTCGACCTATTGCGGTCATTAGGGGACTGGTCATGGAGCGATCCAGATCGCGTGCATGAATTTGCCGACACTTTGGCAATCGTTCGTGCGTCCGGCTTTACCGTTTTCAGCCCGACCCTTCGCGTCGGTCGACCGGCCATGCCACATCAGTCGCCGCAGGTGGCGGCATGAGGCATTCCGCTACGCTGAAAGCTGCGACGGCGGCGATGCCTGCCAATGCGGCGTTCGACTATCTCGACTTCATTCGTGCCAAGATCATCACCTTGCCGCCGCTGGGTGTGCCGGTTGCCGCGAACGATGTGCATCCCATTCTGAAGCCGCATCAGCAGATGCTGGTGCGGTGGGCGGTCGAGGGCGGCCGCCGCGCGATCTTCGCGGCGTTCGGTCTGGGCAAGAGCCTGATGCAGCTGGAGATCATGCGCCAGCTGGGGCAGCAGTTAGGCGGGCGCCAGCTGATCGTCGTGCCGTTGACGGTGCTGGTCGAATTCAAGCGGGACGCCGCGCTGCTGGGCATGGACCCGGTGTTCATCCGAAGCACGGCCGAGGTCGCCCTGCACGCCGCGCCCCCCGGTGGCACGCTGTTTCTGACCAATTATGAATCGGTGCGCGACGGGAAGATCGACCTGTCGCTGTTCAACGCGGCCTCGCTGGATGAAGCGTCGTGCCTGCGCGGGTTTGGCGGGACTAAGACATTTCGGGAGTTCATGCGCCTGTTCGACGGGATGCAGTATAAGTTCGTCGCCACCGCCACGCCCAGCCCGAACGACTATATCGAATTGCTGGCCTATGCCGCGTTCCTGGAGATCATGGACGTCGGGCAGGCTAAGACGCGGTTCTTCAAGCGGAACAGCGAAAAGGCCGACGAGCTGACCATCCATCCGCACAAGGAGGATGAATTCTGGCTGTGGGTCAATAGCTGGGCGGCCTTCGTCCAGCGGCCGAGCGACCTGGGCTTTTCGGATGAAGGCTATGAGCTGCCTGATCTGGACGTGCGGTGGCATGAAGTGCCGTCGGATCATAGCGCGGCCGGTGAGGATAAGGGCGGGCAAGGCCTGTTGCTGAAGCGCGACGCGATCGGCATCGTCGACGCATCGCGTGAGAAGCGCGAAAGCCTGGACGCGCGCATCGCCAAGATGATGGCGCTTCGGGCGGAGGATCCCGGCGCGCACCGGATCATCTGGCATGACTTGGAGCGGGAGCGCGAAGCGATCGAGCGGGCGATCCCACAGGTCGCGAGCATTTACGGGGCGCTCGACCTGGATGAGCGCGAGAAGCGGATCATCGCATTTTCCGATGGCGACGTGCAGGAACTGGCCGCCAAGCCGGTGCTGGCCGGCAGCGGCTGCAATTTCCAGCGTCATTGCCATTGGGCGATCTTCCTGGGCATCGGGTTCAAGTTCAATGACTTCATCCAGGCCATTCACCGCATTCAGCGATTCCTGCAAACGCACCAGGTGCGGATCGACCTGATCTATTCGGAGGCCGAACGGGCGGTGCGGCGTGTGCTGGAAGGCAAATGGGCGCGGCACAAGCAGATGGTCGCGCGCATGAGCGAGATTATCCGCACCTATGGGCTGGGCCTGACCGGCGCGCGCGACGTGCTAGAGCGGACGATCACGACCAAGCCTGCCTTCGAATGCGCCGAAGGCCCGGATTGGAAGGTCTTCGAGGGCGATACCGTCATCCAGACCGCCCAGATGGACAGCGACAGCGTCGGCCTGATCGTCACCAGCGTGCCGTTCGGGACACAATATGAATATTCGCCCAGCTACAATGATTTCGGCCATACGGACGACAGCGATCATTTCTTCGCACAGATGGACTATCTGACGCCCGAACTGTTGCGCGTGCTGCAGCCGGGCCGGCGACTGGCGGTGCATGTGAAGGACCGGGTTGTGCCAAGCGGCATGACCGGCCTGGGCTTCCGCACGATCGAGCCCTTTCACGCCCGCTGCATCGACCATTACCGCGCCCATGGCTTCGCCTATCTGGGCATGGTGACGATCGTCACCGACGTGGTGCGGGAGAATGCGGGCACCTATCGGCTGGGCTGGACCGAACAGTGCAAGGATGCGTCGGGCATGGGCGTGGGCCTGCCCGAATATCTGTTGCTGTTCCGCAAGCCGCCGACCGATCGCAGCAATGGCTATGCCGACATGCCGGTGGCCAAGGGCAAGCCTCTGGTCGAATTTGTGCGCGACGACGACCTGATCGACGGCGATGCATTGTCGGACGTGCTGGAGCCATGGGACGACAAGGCGGTGCGCGAATTGCGCGCGCGACCGGTGCCCGGTACCGGCTATTCGCGCGCCCGCTGGCAGACCGACGCGGCCGGCTACTGGCGATCGAGCGGCAACCGCACGTTGATGCCCGAGGACCTGGCGGGCCTTCCCTGGGACAGCGTCTATCAGCGGGTGCGCGCGTGGAGTTGGGCCACGGTCTACGACCATGAGGGGCATGTTGCGATCATGGAGGCTGCAGAGTCCCGATGGGCGCTGCCGACCGACTTCGCGCTGATGCCGGTGCAAAGCTGGCACCCCGAGGTATGGACCGATGTGGCGCGCATGTATGGCGCCAACACGATGCAGTCGGCCAAGGGGCGCGAGCAGCATCTGTGCCCCCTGCCCTTCGACATCGTCGACCGCGCGATCCTCAACTGGAGCAATCCGGGCGAGCTGGTCTACGACCCGTTCGGCGGACTGATGACGGTGCCGCTGCGCGCAGTGAAGCATGGGCGTCGTGGCAGCGCGAGCGAGCTCAATCCGCATTACTTCGCCGATGGCGTCAGCCTGCTGCGCGAGCAGGATGCAGGCCGCGCGACCGGCGACCTGTTCTCCATCCTCGACATGGAAGCGGCGGCATGAGTGCGAGGGCCGATCGCTGCGGAT